GTAGACGTGTCAAAGTGCGTAGCAGTAAGAGGATCATATGATACGAATAGACCTATAATACAGCGGCAGATAGACAGGCCTGCCATAACAGCGTCTGCAATACCGAAACTGAGTGACGTAAAGAAGTACCGTAAGGCGTTAAAAATGTTATTTCGAAAGCTGGACCCGGTTACTATCAATTTGCCAAATAAGAGGCATCTAGGTTTTCAACGTTTCAAAATGGATGCGAATGCTGGGTACCGCTACGATGCTGGTTTGAAGCTGCGGAAGAAGAAACAGTGTGCAGAAATAGCACTCGCTGTAGCGGAAAAAGACTTTGATGAAATCAGTACGTGTGGGGATAGTAGAGGTAAACGACGACTGCAACGCGAAAAATTGTCAACGAATGAGATACATATTGGCGCAAGGAATAAATTAACTGACGACTTACCAAAAGCGGGTGACGAAGATTTCGCAACTGACTTCTTATTAACATCGCGCGTCGTGCACATGCCTGACTTCCATAGAGAGATTATTGTATCGGCACTGGTCGACCCTATATCAGACCACATCAAAGGAAAAGCGTATGGCCCCTTATATATAGGTAATTCTATTAGTAGGTGGGAGCGTCTGAAGGCGGATATGACTGGTGCACTCTCTGGATTCGAAGGCGACTGGCGTAGGTTCGATGCTAGTCTCATAGTGTTGTTTCTGTTAATAGCAACAGCAATCCTGCGAACATATAGTCCTGAGGGCACGATGGGGGATATGCTGTGGCTATATGTACTTGACTCACTGGTAATTAAAGATTATGTGTTGCCAGGTGGCTGCGTAATACGAATATTAAATGGGCTAGCTAGCGGCTCGAAAGCAACAACACTTATTGGCTCAGTAGTCAATCTTTTCATATTATGTGTGTGCTGTGTTGAAAACGGCGTAACAAAGTTCAAGTGCGCGATAGGTGGGGATGATTTTCTGATTTTTCTTTTTCAAGAAATAGAAGCGGATTTCATTGAGCGCTTCATGACGACAGCTGAGGGATTGGGATTCTTTTTGAAAGAAAACTATAAATGTTCAAATTTTAAAGAAAAGAAACTGGGTGATTGTTTGTCTTTCTATAAATACTGTATCTTCAATGGAGAACCCCATGTACGAAAGGAACACATCTTACAAATGATCTTCACACCGTGGGAGAAATTTAGAAGAAGTCCGAAAGGACAGGCAGAACGCATTCTCGAAACGCTTGCTGCGATCGGAAAACCGGGTATGCACTGTGAACCAATTTATGCATACTATGTCTTCTTGAAAGGAATTCATAGGCGAAAGGTATTAAAGATTTCAGACAGGCATGAACTTGAAAAGCGCGCTAAGCGCGACTTAGAATTTATTGTTGACAGACATTTGACAGAATATAGAAATGTGTGTCTGGCAAAGAGAAAGGATTTCTTTGATAAAAATATAATCAAAACTAAGCACACCACTGTAATTGCGGCGATTCAGGAAAGGAGGAAGCGCTTCATAGTGGATGTTGTTACGTACGTGCAAGTCTATATAGTGGACTTATGTCTCGGTACGCGCTATAACGAGGAATTTGCGAAAGCAAATAGATTCAAAAATGTGTCAAAACTCCTAGATAAATTTATCCCTCCCGTCTCCCTGAAGAAGGTGGATGGAAGGAAGACTCCGCAGGGGCAGGTGTTTTATTTTGTGTATATTGCACCGTAAGTCCAACTGTATTAACTGAACCCATAGCTTATTAAGCAAGCGCGTCGGCTATGTCGGCGAGAATCGTGTGCAAATCACGG